CTTGGAAGACCTTGAAGCATACGTTGACGCGGAAGTGCTCCGCAAGCGCGTGGAAGCCTGCATGGTGGGTATCTACAAGGGAGATCTTCAGCATTGGGCGCCGGCCTATGACGGTGAGACCGGAGACATTGAAAGCGTCCAACCGATTCGCGATGCCGATGGCGTGCCGATGGGCGATCTCCAACCTGGCGAGATTTACCACATCGACCACGAAGCGGACCTGAGCATTCACCAACCATCGGTTGTGACAGGTATTGAAGAGTTCTTACGAGTCACGCAACGGAGCATCGCCACCGGGCTCGGTATGACGTATGAACTTTTGGCCGGCGACTTGTCCAAGGTCAACTTCTCGAGCATCCGCGCCGGAAACATTGAATGGCGCCGCTTGGCGCGCCAGCTCGCGCAAGGTCTCATCGTGCGTCAGGTATGCGAGCCGGTGTGGCGCTGGTGGCTATCGATGGCCATTGCTTCCGGTGCTTTGCCCGAGGGCGTTGAATATCGGGTTGATTGGATTGCGCCGCATCATGAAGAGATCGACCGCGTGAAAGACCTCCAAGCCGACGTGCTTGGTCTTTCTAGCGGTCTCTACACCATGAGCGAGACGCTGAAGCGACGTGGGAAAGACTTTGACCAACATGTTGAGGAATTGGCCAATGAACGCGAGCGCCTTGGCGCCGATGGCGTGGCTTTGGATTGGCTACCAGAAGAAGAGCCACCGGCCGAAGACGCTGCGGTAACGGCCATCGAAGGCGTGGCATAGTGGCTGACTGTATCGAAAGCAGCATCGTGGAAGTTCCGGTGGTAGTGTCCACCGTGGGCAAGCCGGTGGTGTGCTCTTCGGTACAGGTGGCCGGTGGCCCGGTTGCGGTTGGAACGGTTGGCGATACCACAAGCAAGGTCATCGTGGACCGCTACGTGGTGAACTACACGCAACCCGGACCGGTTTATGCTGGCACCGGATTGACCAAGACCGGCAGCACCATCGATGTCAATGCGGCCAACGCTTCAATCATCGTCAACCCTGACGATATCGAAGTGGGCTACGGTGGCACGCTTGATGTCCAGCCGCTTGGAGCGGTGGACGCTGGTGCGAACGACCAGGCCGCGCGCATCGACCATCGCCACAACCACGGCGACCTAAGCGCGGAGCTCGCCACGCATCATACGGCAAGCCAAGTATCGGTATCTGGCACCTATCCCGAGATAGGAAGCCCCGGCGACGTTGAAGCCGCGCTGGCGCAGATTGACCTTGTGGCCGGCAGCATCGGCCAGACTGACACGGTGGCCGGTGCTAACGGAGTGCAAAACACCGGCAATGATGTCAATGCGGTTATTGAGCCGATTTATGGCACAACCGCGAACACGGTTACCGAAGGCAATGACCCAAGGCTAAGCGACGGGCGAGCTCCGATCGGGCCGGCTGGTGGCCAGCTCGCCGGAACGTATCCGAATCCCACGGTGGTTGATGGTGCTGATGGTTCGGCCATCCACGATGACATAGCGGGCGAGATTGCGGCTATTGCGTTGAAAGCCGTGCCAGGCGCTTCGGATGTGCTAGTCATCGAAGACGCTTCAGCGGCGAACGCAAAGAAGCGCATCACCATTGGTTCGCTTCCAACTCCCGCGCCAGGGGGCCAGACGGATACCGTGACCGGTGCCAATGGCGTCCAAAACACCGGCGACAACATCAACGCCGTGCTCGAGCCAGTCTTTGGCGCGGTGGCTAACACCGTGACCGAGGGCAACGATCCAAGGCTAAGCGATGCCCGTATTCCCACCGGGGCAGCCGGTGGCGAGCTCGCCGGAACGTATCCGAACCCGACGGTGGTGGATGGCGCCGATGGTTCGGCCATCCATCGGAACTTGAGCGGCGAAATAGCGACCATACCGACCAAGGCCACGCCAACCGGCGCGGACCTTTTAGTGATTGAAGACGCGGCAGCGGCGAACGCAAAGAAGAGCATCACGCTTGCTTCTTTGCCGTATCCAGCGCCAGGCGGCCAGACCGATACCGTGGCCGGCGCCAATGGCATAACGAATAGCGGCGACAACATCAACGCCGTGCTCGAGCCGATTTATGGCTCAACCGCTAACACGGTCACCGAAGGCAATGATGCCCGGTTGAGTGATGCGCGCATTCCCACCGGTCCGGCTGGTGGCCAGCTTGCCGGCACGTACCCTAATCCCACGGTGGTAGATGGCGCCGATGGTTCGGCCATCCACGATGACATTGCGGGTGAGATTGCAGCTATCGCGACCAAGGCTACGCCTGTGGCGGCTGATCTTCTCATCATCGAAGACAGCGCAGCCGGCAACGCAAAGAAGGCCATCACGGTCGGCTCTTTGCCTGGTGGCGGTGGTGGCATCACGGAGCCGCAGCACAAAGCGCTTCGAGACCTCATCCATTTCATCGACGATGGTCCGGCTGACGGGTTCCCAAGCGGAGCGGTTAAGGACGTAACTTACAGCGGAGCTTTCCCCACCGGGGTCGATTGGTGGGAAGACGCCACGCGCACGCAACGTATTGTTGACCTGGCCATCACGTACAGCGGCGCTTTCCCCACTTCGGAGCAGTGGCGCATGTATGACACTGATGGCGTGACTGTGTTGGTGACGCTGACGGATGCCATAACGTATGCCGGCGCTTTCGAGACCTCCCGAACCAGGACGTGGGTGTGATGAGTCGCGGTCCCGCTAGCGTGCTGGTCGATGCCGATGGGAACGTGGTTGGCGTTGTGCAAGATGGCGAAGTCTATCGCGTTCAAGTGCAAGCGACCGTGGCGAGCTCGGACGGTGCAACCGCTGAAGTCAACACGGATGGAAGCCGGCAAGCGCTGGCCATCGCTCAACCTGAGCTTGTGGCTATAGCCTACCGAATAGAAGCACAAATGGATGAGCTTTTGCGCCACATGCGCAGCATCACCGGAGAGGAAGACCCGTTATGAGTACATTGCTGAAAGACGGCACTGGCGGCGGGTTTCTCGCCAAAGTGACCGCCAACAATCGCTTGGCCAGCGAGGCCATCGTCATTACCGGCGAAGACGACTCTATCCGCGTTGGCGATGGGTGGCAGATATCAAGCAAGCCGGTTTCGTTTACCAGCTCGACCGCTTCAGCCATCCTCTACATCAAAAATGGCGACTCCAGAAACTTCGTGCTTGACCGGGCGGTGCTCGTTTTGGGAACGGCCACCGGTGGTTCTGGCGATTGGACATTTCGCGTCATGCGCAACCCTGAAGAGACTGGAACGATTGTTACCAATGCCTTGACGGCTGGGATTAGCAATTCAAATCACGGCTCAAGCAAACAGCCGAGCGGCCTTCTCTATCGCGGTGTTCAGGGGGATACGGTAGACCTGGCTGGCATTGCGGGTGGTGCTCCCTTGCCAATCCAGCAAGCATCGAATCGAACGATTTTTCCGCTTGGTAGGCAACTGCCTACAGGCACCAGCATAGCGTTTGAGCTTACGCCACCGGCAGGCACAACGGCCGCGACAGCCGTCTTGGTCACGCATTGGTACTATGACGTTGCGGGGCTTTAGGAGTTAATCATGGCAAAAATACAAGACGCTACCGGCAACGGCTTTGAAGCCGGGGTGGATTCAACCAACCGGCTATTGGTTGAAGCCGTCAACTTGGTTGTCCGTGAAGAGGCGGTTTTGCTTGGCGCATCTTTTGAGCTTGGCACGCTTCAGACGCTTACGGTTGACACTGAACTAGGCTTGATCTTCGTTAAGAACAATGGCGACCGAACCATCATCATCGACCGTTTCGAGTTTAGCGGAACGGCTTCAACCGGTGGTGCAGGCTCCACGATGCTCTTGACGCTTTACAAAGGTGCGGCGTTGACTAATGGAACAGCGAGTGCAGCGGTAAACGCCAATTTTGCCTCAGCTTTGACGCTTGACGCCGACATTGAAACCGGCAACGGCTCGACCAGCACGGTGAGCGGTGGGACGGCGTTTGGCTCCAGCTATATCGCCTTTGAAGGTGAAAGCACTTTCGACGGGCCGTGGGCTTTGCCGCGTGGCTCGCAAATTGTCATGGCTGCAACGCCACCTTCCGGTAATACCTCGATGGGCTTCACGGTGCGAATCTTGACGCACTTGCAGCGTTCTGAATGAGCCTAAAAACGACCATCAAGGACGGCAAAGGCACCGGCCGCACGGCATCTGTGACGGATGCCAATGCTTTGCTCGTTTCGGTCTTGCCGCAAACATCCAAGGGCATACCACCGGATGATTTGGCGTCGTTGCGGCAGCTTCGGGAGTTTTTTGTTGATAGCGTGGGCAGCGAGGACCAGCGCGTTGATGGGTCTGTTTCGGCCGTCGAGTTCTCTGTGAGTGCACAGCTTGGCATTACGCGCTGGGTGACCGGCTTTCGGTTGATTATTCAAGGCCAGAATACCGATATGGGAAGCAATGACTTTCGGCGGTATTCTGCCACATCGGGCGGCTTGACTAACGGTGTGGAGATTGAAGCCGTTCAAAGCGGTGTGACGACGGTTATCACAGGAGCCGGAGCAGTAACCGATATGGGGCAGTACCTGCGCTATGCTGATGACTTCCTAAACATCATCTCGGCTATATCAGCCAACGTAGACTATCTGCATTTTGACTTCAGCTTTGACCAGCCGGTTGTTTTGACGGAGGGCACAAGCGATAGGCTGGTCATCCGCATCAATGACGACCTCACGGCCGCTTACACAACACCTTCAACCGATACCGCACAATTTGCCGTAGCTCGAGGATATCAAGAAAGCGTATGACGACCATCTATCGGCCGGTAGAAAGAAGCGCGCCCTATGCAACTGGCGCCGATGGCGAGCGGGCTGAGTTCTGGGGCTTCCTTTACGGGGTGCCAGGACAAGGAACATACAGCTTCGACGAACGGCTAGACGAAGACATCAAGCTAAATGGTGGTTTCCATTGGTGCCGGGGTGCCGAAATAGGTGACACGGTGAGCTTTTCAATCATCGACAAAAGCCAGCCACAGGAAGTGGTTTTGGCCGAATATGTCCAAGAGATGCCGCTTGCGCCTTGGGACCATCAAGCCGACCTTACCGCGCCAACCGTGGCCAGCCTTCCGGCCGGAGTGTTCCTGCGGCTCACGGTAAAACATGCGGCAGATACCCCAATGGTTTTGGGGGTGACTTATAAGTGCTTCGTTCAATGATTGACCTTGCACGGGTTTGGTGAGTAGATTATGGCAATGGAAAACCGCAAAACATTGGCTTTCGATATGCTCGCGCGTTTCGCGCCTGAGTCTTACGATTCAGCGGAGAACACGGTGGACCTTATTTGGTCAACTGGTGCGCGCGGATTGCGAAACTCTTGGACTCGAGGCGACTACTATGAATCGCTGAGCATGGAACCGGGAGCAGTGCGGCTTGAACGGCTGAACCGTGGCGCACCTTTGCTTGAAGCGCACGACGGCGGAAGCAACGCAAGCGTCATCGGAGTTGTCATTGAGGGCAGCGCGCGCATCGAAGAGGGCACCGGGCGTGCCACTGTGCGGCTAAGCACGGCTCCAAGCGCAGCCGATACGGTCCACAAGATTCGCGAAGGTGTTCTGAAGAACGTATCGGTGGGATATCTGGTTCACCAATATGAGATTGAGCAGCGCGACGATGGGCCAGATGAATACATGGCCATTGATTGGGAGCCATATGAGGTTTCAATCGTACCTATGCCGTTTGATGCTGCGGCGCAGGTACGAAACTTTGAAAGCATCACACCGGAAAAGCCGGAAACATCAACCAAAGAGCGGAGGTTAGGCTCAATGAAAGAGCAGCAAGAGCACAACGCTGAACCGGCCGAAACGGTGAACGTTGTTGATATTGAAAAGCGGGCAGCGGTGCGCGAGCGGTCGCGTATCGCGAACATCCGAGCGGCAGCGGCCAAGCTTAACATCGAGGGCGAATCCGTTGAGAAGCTGATTGCCGATGGTGCCAGCGAAGACGCAGCGCGGGCGGCGTTGATTGACCTCCATGTCGAGGCTAATGAGCGCAATGAGCCGGAGACCAGCCAGCACATCAGCGGCGGTGGGCTTGACGAGCTCGACCACCGCGTTGGAGGCATCGCGGATGCGCTCTTGCATCGCTGCAAGCCTGGCAAATTTGAGCTTTCTGAGCGGGGCAAGGCATACCGCTACAGCTCGCTGATGGACATCGCCACGATGGCGGCGGAAGCCAGCGGCCAGCGCACGGCCGGATTGAGCAAGCAAGAAATTGTGGCTCGAGCTCTGAAGACCCGTGGCGCCTTTGCCACGACCGACTTCGCTGACCTGATGGTCTCCACGGCTCGCCGCATTTTGCGTCAAGCGTATGTGGAAGCCCCGGCAAACTATCAGATGCTTGCCGGCCGTCGCGTCTCGCCTGACTTCAAGGCAACCCGCGAGCTCATCTTTGGCGGCATGGGCCAGCCGCAAGAGATTCGAGAGGGTGGTGAGTTCCGCCACGCCACCGAGACCGTTGAGGGGGCTGAGTGGTCGCTTTCGACTTACGGCCAAAAGATGAACCTGACTTGGCAAGCCATCATCAATGACGACCTTGAAGCCTTTGCGCGCAAGACCGCGCAATTCGGCGCGGCGGCTCGACGGCTTGAGAATTCGCTTTTTTATGATCTGCTTTTGAGCAATCCGGTTGCCTACGATGGCGCGCCCATGTTCAGCGCAGCTCGCGGAAACGTCCTGAGCTCGACCACCACGCCGGCAGCGGCAGATCCGAGCAAAGACCAGTATGGCTTCATGCGTTCGATTCTTGGCCGACAGACCGGCCTTGATGCGAACGAAGACCTTGAGCTTGAGCCCCGATATGTGGTGTGTGGTTTCGACCAGGCCACCAACGTCGAAAGCCTCACGCTTCAGACGGTGCCGGATACGGTCCAGAATGCCATCCCCGGCGCCTTCCGGAGCTATATGCCAGTGGTGAGCGCGCGTATCGACCGGACCGATGGAGACGTGTACTTCTTCGCCGCTGACCCCATGCAGATTGAGTCTTTCATCTATGCCCACCTTCAGGGCATGGAGAATGGGCCAATCGTCGAAGAGATGGACAGCTGGAACACGCTGGGCGTCGAGTGGCGTTCTTACAATTGCTTTGCAGTGGCGTGCATCGACTTCCGTGGCTGGGTCATCAATGACCAGAACTCGACCATCGTACCTTAAGGAGCGACAAACATGAGCACCAACCAAGTACAGAAAGGCGAAGTCATTGAAGTGACGGCGCCGTATGCGCTGACCGGCAACGATGGTTGCCTTGTGGGGGTCTGCCTTTTTGGCGTGGCCGTCACCGATGCGGCCATTGCAACCCAGGTGAGCTTGTGCGTCACCGGTGTCTTCGACATCGCTAAGCAAGCGGCACTTGCCATCAATGCCGGAGATCCCATCTACTGGGATGACGCGGCTCGCGAGTGCGACACCACCAACACCAACCTTCTGGTCGGTGTGGCGATTGCGGATGCGGCGGGAGCCGACACCACCGTGCGCGTTCGCCTCTACGGCGCTGGCCATCCGTAAAGGCTGACCAGTGACCTGGGTTGACACCGTAACGCCGGAAAACGGCATCGCTGATTGCGTGTATCGTGCAACGCGCGACACCTTTGGCGATGCTGTGAGCTACACCCCGTGTAGCACCGGCGTTGCGGAGTCAATCCAAGCCGTCTTCTTTGAATTGCCGGTTGATGAGCAGCTTGAAGCGCTTGGCGTTGAGCAATCGGCCAGCGGGCC